CGACCCGCGCCCGCCGGCGTCTTTCCCCGTGCTAGATCCCGAACTCGTTTTTTGACCGGAAGTGATGAATTGCGATGCCCCGGACGAAGAAACCGGCTGGAACTGCGGTAAGTCCCCGTAACGGCCGCCGTCACGAGCTGTCCGCCTCGTCGCTGCCGAGGTTCTCGCTGCCGAGGCGCCCGCTGGCCAAGGACCCGGAGACTGGCGTCCTGGCGGCTAGCCCGTGGCGCCTGGAGACCCGCAAGGCGTGGCTGGCTTTGTGGTCTGACCCGGTGGCGTCGGCGCTGACGCCGGTTGACCGCCCGGTGCTGCTGCGCTGGGCTGACAGCATCGACCGTGCGGCGCGTCACCTCGAGCTGGGCGACGCTGACCCGATCGCGACGGGCAGCATGGGCCAGGCGGTGGAGTCGCCGCATTACGGCATCGCCGACAAGGCGCTCCGTGTGGCGCAGGCGTGCGAGTCCCAGCTTGGCGTCGGCGCCCTGAACCGTGCGAGGCTGGGTATCGCTATCACGGCTGAGCGGATCACACTGGATGAGATGAACGCGCGGCTGCGCCGGCCGGAGGGCGTGCCGCGGCGCCCGGACCCGCGGGTGGTCGCCGGTGAGGTGGCAGGCGATGACGACCCCAGGTGAGCCTGACGGCTGGCTCGTCCCGCCGCTGTGGCTGCAGGCACACGACCTCACCCCGGATGAGCTTGAGGAGATCAAGGCGCGGTTCCTGGCGGCCGTTGAGCGCGGTGACCCGCCGAAGGTTCTGCGAGAGCCGCGTTTCCGGTGGTGGGAGTGGCGGATCGTGCAGTGGTGGTGGTACCGCCAGTACAAGCGGGCTGACCGGCAGGCGTTCAGGCGCGAGTGCGCGGAGATTCGCTGGCGCGCGGTCTGGCGCCGCGATGTCGAGTCCTGAGGGCTGCCAGCGGTGCGGCTGGGAGCCGCGGCGGCGGGAGCTGTGGCCGACTCAGGGTGAGCTGGGGTGCGACTGGATCGAGGAGTACTGCGTCCTGGGCGAGGGTGACAGCTACGGTAAGCCGTTCCGGCTGTACGAGGACCAGGTGCGGTTCGTTTACCGCTGGTATGAGTTCTGCCCGGCGTGCGGGCAGTGGCGTTACGCGGAGGCGGTGTGGTCGGCGGCTACGGGGTCGGGGAAGACGCAGTTCGTGGCGGCGCTGGCGGCCCTGGAGTTCGCGGGGCCGCGGGAGATCCGGCCGCGGTCGGCCAACGTGGTGGCGGCCGCGGCGTCGTATGACCAGGCGGGGCTGCTGTTCGGGCAGGTGGGGCTGATCTTCGGCGGCCGGGACGAGATCTTGAAGGAGGCGCCGCTGGCCGGCGTGTGCGAGGTGTACGAGAACCACATCACCCGCCATGACGGGGAGCCGGGGCAGGTCACGCGGGTCGCGGCGGTGGCCGGGACCAATGAGGGCGGTAACCCGACACTGTTCCTGGCTGATGAGGTGCATGAGTGGGGTGACGTCGGGTCGACGAAGGCCCGGCTGCACATGGTGATCGGGAAGAGCACGACGAAGCGGTCGCTGAAGTGCACGGTGGACGGGGAGGAGGTTGACCGCGGCCGCGGGCGGGTCATCAACCTGTCGACGGCCGGCGCGGATGTCGATCACTCGCTGCTGGGGCGGATGTACAAGCGGGGGAAGCGGGCGGAGAAGCGGCCGGCGTCGTCGCCGCGGCTGCTGTTCTACTGGCGTGAGGCCAGGAAGGGCCTGGATTACAGCAAGCCGGAGCACCGTGCGGTCGCCTGCCGGGACGCGTCGGGGGCGGCGGGCATCATCTGGGATGTCGCCGACCGGGTGGCGGAGTGGGACAAGGACGAGATCGAACATCATGAGTGGGTCCGCTATTACGCCAACGAGTGGTCCGACGTCGCGGACGAGAGCTGGCTGAAGGACCACCCGGGGGCGTGGGGCGCGTGCAGGGGCACGTGGGCCGTCCACGGCGTCGAGCCGACGGTGCTGGCGGTCGACATGTCACTGAAGCGGGACTCCACGGCGGTCGACGAGGTGACGCGCCTAGTAGACGGGCGGGTGTCGGTGACGGCGAAGATCTGGGAGCCGACGGACAAGAAGGTTAGCCACCTGGACGTGTACCGGTACATCCGGGACCGGGCGCGCGAGCTCGGCCCGCGGTTCCGCGGCCTGGCCTACGACAGCCGCTACTTCGAGTTGCCGGCGGAGATGCTGGAGGACGAGGAGGGGCTGCTGGTTATCGAGTTCAGCCAGTCGCCGGCGCAGATGGTCCCGGCGGTGCGCCGCACGTTCGACATGATCGTGGCGGGGGAGATCGTGCAGGACGGTGACCAGGACTTCGCCGCGCAGGTCAACGGGGCGGTGAAGCGGGAGCAGGAGACCGGGTTCACCCTGTCCAAGCGGAAGTCGACGGTGCACATCGACGCGACGGTGGCGATGTGCATGGGGGTTGACTCGCTGGCCAGGCTTGAGGAGCCGGAGGACCCGACTGAGCAGATCCGGTTACCGTGTCTGCTGTTGTAGAACTTCCACAAGTAGACTGGCTGTGGCACTCTTTTTGCTGTAGATCCCCTTTAGGGCGGTGACCTTGGCTGCTGTGCCTGTGCTGCGCCGTCGGCTGGTGTCGCTTCCCCTGCCGGAGGCGGCGGGCTGGCTGGCTGGCAGGTGGCTGCGATTCCGGCACCTGGTACCGGGCGTCGCGGGCGGGATGGGCTTGTCGGTAGCGGCGGGCGAGGTCGCCGGGCATGTCTTCGGTCACGGCCTGACGCCGTGGGTGGCGCTCGGCGCGGGCTCGGTGCTGGCGCTGGCGCTGGACCGGCGGCTCTAATGCCCGTGGCGCTGGCTGTTGCACGGGTTGCACGACGGCACGAGGTTGGCAGGATCGTTGTTCGACGGACGGGGGTGATCTAGTGTCCGTCTTCAGCGGCCCCAAGCATGTAAGCCAGGGAAGCAGCAGGCCAGAAACATTCGGCGTGCGCTCCGGGATGGAAGAGCGCGCCCTCGCGTTCCTCAGCCCGCCGATCGGACCTTATTTACACGCAGGCGATCCAGGACATGTCGGCGGACGACTCGGAGGGGGCGCTACGGCACAGCGCGGTGTGGGCGTGCGCCGACCTGATCGCGTCCTGCATGGCGATGCTGACCCCGTGGGCGTACGAGGGGGACGCGCCGGGGTACGGGGAGGCGGTCCGGGTGAAGTACCAGCCGGACATCCTGCTGCAGCCGGGCTCGGACGCGGACATCTACGACCACGTGTACATGGCGACGATGAGCGCCGCCCTGAAGGGCAACGTCTACGGGCAGGTCGCGGCCCGTGACAAGCGGCTGATGCTCCCCACCCAGGTCGAGCTGGAGAACCCGGGCGTGTGCCATGTCCGGAGGCAGGCGGACGGGACGTACGAGTACAAGTTCCGCAACGAGGTGATACTAGGGCCGCGGTTGTGGCACCAGGCGATGTACCGGTTCCCCGGGTCGCCGCTGGGCATGAGCCCGCTGCAGTACGCGGCGAAGGTGACCCGGCAGGGGCTGAACGCGCAGCAGTTCGGTAACCAGTACTTCGAGGACGGCGGCCACCCGACCGGGGTGATCACGAACGACACGGTGAAGCTGGTCAGCCAGGACGACGCGAAGACGATCAAGCAGCGGTTCATGGAGGCGCTGCGCGGCTCGCGCGAGCCGATAGTGATGGGCGGCGGCTGGAAGTACACCAAGGTCCAGGTCAACCCCGATGAGTCGATGTTCCTCGACACGCAGAAGCTCAGCGACACGCAGGTGTGCCGGTACATGGGGCGGGTGCCGCCGGAGCTGATCGGCGCCGCTAGCTCGGGGACGTCGATCACGTACGCGAACGTCGAGCAGCGGGCGATGCACTTCCTGACGTTCACGATGTTCCGGTGGGTGAAGAAGTGGGAGCTGTGGCTGGGGCAGTGCATGCCGCCGGGGCTGTACGTGAAGTTCGACACGGACGCGTTGCAGCGGGTGGACTTCCTGACCCGGTGGACAGGCATGCACATGGCGATCGGGTCGCGGATCATGACGCAGGCCGAGGGCCGGGAGAAGATGGACCTGTCGAACAAGGTGCTGGTGGAGATGGACCCGTCGATCAGGGCGGAGCTGGACGCGCTGGTGACGCCCCTGCCGCCGCCGGTCGCGCGGCCGAATCAGGGAGAGTGACATGGAGTTCCGCTGGGACGGTCCGGCCATGGTCAAGGCCCTGGGCGACGACCCGGGCAAGTCGGCGATCAACGCGCTGTTCGCGATCCCCGGCGCGACCAAGTCCGACTCCAGCCTGCCGCACCATAACGTGTCACCGGACG